GTAAATTGGATTAGGTGAAGTAGCTCCTTGATAGTTTAAACTGTTTTGATTTATTGTAATTGCATTTGTTCCCCACGTTCTTGCGTAGTCAGAAAATTCTATAAAGTCGCCAACACTTGCACTAGCTGGTAAAGTAATTGTACAAGCATTTGATGTTGTATCAATCCAATAACCTTTTCCAGCAACCGCAGTTAAAGTTGAACCTGTAACAATAGTAGATTGCCAATCTGTACCAGCACTAAATGGTAAAGCTGTTACGTTAGATAAAGAATTATTATCTATTCTATCTGCTGATAATGTTCCTGTAGTAATTTTAGAAGTATCTAAAGCAGGTATCTCATTAGCATCTAGTGTGATTTTAGTATTGTCTATTTGACTTGATGCACCTAATAATGAACCTAAATCTCTAGCTTTAGTCATAGCGGATTATACCTCCGCAGGTGGTGTGTACCCTGTCATAGCAGTTACTTGAGCTTGAGTTAAACCAAGTTCTAATAACTTATTATTTCCAGCAAGTGCGTCAGCTTCTTTTTGTGCTTTAGCTTGTTGTTCAGCTAGATTTCTTTGTTCTGCTTCTTTTTTTGCAGTTTCATTATTAGCAAGTTCTTCTGCTGTTAAATCTACTAAAACACCATTTGGATATTCTTTATTGTATTTTATTTGTTGCATATTTTTTACTCCTTATTTAATTCCATATACAGAAATTCTACCTGTAGTATAAATATAAGAACTTCCTTGAAAAAATCTTATACCAGTAACTTCTGTTGTACTTTGATTGCAATAGTGCAAACTTTCATTTGCAAAATAAGGTACATTTCCATAAAGACCACCTACAATTTGACTATGTAAAGCTGTCATTACACCTGATTGAGCTCCAGTAATTACAGCATCAAAACCGCCTTGACCAGCACCACCAGCCCAACTTGAATGACCACCACCCCAAGCTCCAACAGTCATATAAGTTCTGTTTTGGTCGTAGTCTGCTGTGTTATTACTCCAAACAGCATTCCATTCTCTATATGCACCTATTTTAACATAACCATAATTTCCGCTTAAATCTGAACCTGATGCACCACCAGTTCTAAAATAAGCCTCACAAGTAGTTGTATTGTTTGGTTTAGAGGATATTCCTGATGCAATTACTTTATAACTTGAATAAGTTGAATAATCAAAAATATTATCAAAAGTTACACCATTTCCATTAGTTACAGCAAAATCGTGTTCTGCAATTTTAACAAAGTCACTAGACAAATTAGTCCAACTAGGATTTGCACCAGCTCCGCCACTTTGTAATACTTGTCCTGCTGTACCTGCACCAAGTCTTTGAAGACCTGAACCATCACGATAAACTAAATCGCCTTGAGTTGTTAATGTTGTTGTAAGATCAGTACCATTTGTGCCGTTTGTTCCAGCAGATGACATCTGATCCCAATATGTATTGTTAGTAGGTAAGTTGCCTGTAGATGCTAACTTACAAACGTAGCTAGATCCATTGTAAGATACAACGTCATCAACAGCATAAGCTGTTCCACCTGCGTATGCACCTTGCCAATTAAATTTTATATTTCCTAGATTTATTGTTGCCATATGTTCTCCTTTATAATTTTATTCTATTATTTTCTACGCACATTAAACTGTTGCTATTAATTGCCCATTAGAAATACTAAATGTAAAGCCAGACGCTGCAAATAATACATCATCAAATGCTGCATAAGTAGCTGCATCTATATTATCTACGCCACCACCAGTTGTTGTTACTATTAATTGACCACTAGCATTTTTATTAAATCCATATACTTCTGCTGAACTAGCATTTCCTGGTTGGAATGTAGAAGATGAAGCGTTCCAAGTTAAAACTTGTCCGTCTGTAACACCTGCAATAGAAACATCATTAGCATCACCTATGCTAAAGTTTGCTAATTCAAATGTACCAAATGTAACTACATCTACAATATCAGTACCAGATACTCCTATTGGACTAGCAAATACTATTGATGTACCAGATGAAACTGTAACATCTGTTCCATTCACCATCTTGACCCCATTTAAATATACGTCAATATATGGTGAGTCATATGTAAGGGAATTTCCAGAATCATCATTACCACTAATTGTAGTAGTTGTTGAAGATACTGTATATGTAAATCTTTCTGATGTTCCATTAACTGATGATCCAGTATTAATAAATCCTCCAGATGAGTACACTTTCATAACGTCATTTGTAGAATCAAACCATAAATCACCTACATCTAAACTTGTTGTTGGAGCTGTAGCTGATACTCTGTATCTAGCAGCAAAGTCATTAACTGATCCAATATTATTAGATACATCTTGTACAGATGCAATGTTAGTTGCAACAGTACCAATTGTATTAGATCCAGCTAAATCAGTTGCTACTGTTCCAATAGTATTAGATCCTGATAAATTTGATGAAACAGTATTAATATTTGATGCGTTAGAATTAACAGAAGTAATAGCAGCAGATATTGCATAGACACCTGCTATTTCAGTATTTAATCCTGCTACTGTAGTTATTTGAGAATTAATTCCAGCAACAGTTGCTATATTATTTGTTGGAGATATTTGTCCTGCAACAGTAGTTATATTTGCATTATTTCCATAAACTCCAGCAATTTCTGTTGCTAAACCTCCCAAAGTTGCAATATTATTAGTAGGTGATATTTGACCTGCAACAAGATTAACATCACTAATATTATTTGCTACTGTATCAATTTCTGGTTGGACTTCTTGTAAGTCAGCAGCTACAGTTTCAATTTCAGAAACTGCTTCATTAAGATCATTTGCAACAGTTATAATATCTGCAATATTTGTTGCTACAATATTAATATTAGGAATATTAGAAGCTACAGTATTAATATTAGATACTGCACCTGCAACTGTAGTTACATTAGCTGCTATACCACTAACTGTAGTTACATCATTTGCTATTCCAGCAATTGTTGTAATGTCTGTAATATCTTGTGCAAATTCTAAACCATTACCTGCACTATTAACAGATAATACTTTATTAGCTGCTAAGTTAGGAAATGTAATATTAAAAGTGTTTGCTGTTGTTGCCGCAGCTCTTGGAGAGAATTTTAAATCTCTTTCCAATTGCTGACACATAGCAATAATTTTATCTAATTCAGTATTTAATGAATCAATTTGAAAAGCTCCAGATGTTGGAAAGTCTGTAGATCTTTCAATTGCTAAATCTCTATAAATTGTAATAACATCATTTAATGTTGCACCAGATCCACCTAATGAAATAGATCCACCACCTGTTTGTCCTGCACCAGATACTGAATATTCTAATGCTGTACTAGGTGATGCAGCATAAGTTAATAATGTTGTGCCATTATAAACTTTTAAATCTGCATTAGCAAAAAATTCAAATGGAACAGTAAAGCTAACTTGCCCAGAGGTAGCTGTATATTGTACACGTGGTTCTGTGTCAGAAATAATAATTGCCATTATCGAAGTCCTTTTTCAATGTCGTCAAATAACCAATCTAAATACCATACGTTCTGAAATGGAATTAATCTACGCACATTACGTGCTGTGTAGTGATTATATTTATTTCCACCAACATCATACATAATATCAAATACATTATAAATTTGACCTGCTGATGGGCCAAGTAATCCTACTTTTGATCTCATAGAAGATCCATAAGGTTTTGTTTCTCCAAGTATTGGACCAATACCTATTCTATTATCAGTTAGAGCTTCTATTGATCTATTAATATCTGTATAGATTCCAGCTAATCCAGATCTATCAAAAGCATTTAATAATTTTTGTGTTAAAGATAATTTAGAATAATCTTTACCAAATCTAAATTCATTATAGATTCCATCAGTTAACATACCTGCACCAAGTAATAAAAATGATCCAAATAAAAAATCCATATCTTTTTCTTGCATACCTCTAATCAACATTCTTTGTGTTGAAGCCATAGCAAATTTTTTAAATTGAGCTAATGTAGATCCTAATTCAAATGACATCCATAAAGGCGTATCACCTTTTCCTGGTGTAACAATTGTAATATTAATATCTTTATTTAATGCAGCACCAAATGCTTGTTTAGCTGCATCATCAGTCCATTCTGCTGTATTAGCCATAAAGTTATATTTTAATTTTGTTCCGTGTTGTTCAAACTGATTAGCAATTCTTTTAGCCATTTGTTCATTAATACCAGAAGATGCTAAAGCAGTTTTCCATTTAGGAGCAAGAGCTTCACCTTTAGACCATTTAATAGAATCTTCTATTATTCTAGATCCTATTGTTACCGAAGCCATTGATTTAGTAAATTCAGTCCATCTAGACATTAAGTTAACATACATAAAGTTAAACATTGCTGCTTTTCCCATTGCACCTTCAATTTTAGATCCCATACCAAACATATCTCCAACATCAGAAAACAACATAGCTCTTTGACCTGTTAACATATCTACTGCTTCAGCTACCGAGTTAGCTTCTTTTTTACCAAGTTTTCTAATACCATTAGCACCAGAAAGCATATCAGCAAACATTTCAAATTGAGTTTTAAATCCTCTTTCAATACCAGAAGTCATAACAACACGTGCAACGTCTGCTGATGCTGCTAAGAATCCTGTAAGCATTGTAAGAGCATTGTAATGTTTCATAGTTCTCATAGCTCTAGAAGTAAAAGCATGTGGATTAGCAGGTAAACCATAAGTACCTCTAACTAATTCTACAGCAGCTTCTAAATCTTCAAGTACTTGATTTCTTTCTTTAATAATAGCTGCTCTAGCTTCTTTTGATTTAGCATTAGCAGCTCTTAAATTATATTCATTAGCAACTTGATATAATCCTGGTGATGTCATTGAATCTGCTTCAGATATGTATTTATATCCTAAACCATTTGGATCACCATATTTTTTAGTAAATAATATATCTGGTGATATTTGTCTGTAATATGTTTTCATTAAAGAAAAAATATCACTAACAATAAAATTGTTTTCAATAAGTTTTAATTGTGTTTCTGGTAATAAATTTAATTCTCTAGCTCTTGTAGATCTAGCATATCTAGGTCTATTAAAAGCATATCTTTCATAAATAAGATCATCAATATTATCAGTGTATTTATTTTTTTCAAATCTAACAAAAGGAAAATGATTAGATAAATCTTCAACTAATTGATTAAGTTTTTTAGTGGTAATATTTAAACCACGTTTAATAAAATCTTCTCTAATAATTTGTTTAAATAATTCTTTATTATTATCAATTGCAGATTTATTGTAAATAATATTAATGTAATCTTTAATTAAAGAATCAGCTCTAGCTAGTCTTTCATCTAATTTTTTAATTTTATTTTCTATTTCTGTTCTAGTAAATGTAGATGTTTCACCATCAACTTTAGATTTGAAATTAACAGTGCCTTCATTTTTTTGTTTCATTCTTTCTAAAGTAGATTTCCAAAAATTAATTTCTCTTTCAATAGGAAGTTTACGAATACCAAGTTCTTGCATTTCTTTACCAAGTGGCCCATAAACTTTTTCTTGTGTAATACGAGCTGCTTGAGCAACTTCTGGTATCTCGTGTTGCATTTTATTTAATCTTGATTTTGTAACTTCTTGTGCAAACTGAGATATAGACATATGTTCATTATTAAATTTATTATGAAGATTAATACCTAATTCAGTTTTAGGTGCAGCACCTTGTACTCTATTAATGTATTTTAAATATTGATCTTTAATACCTTTCATAGCTTCTATGTTTCCAACTTCCATCATACGAAGCTGTGTTTCAATAGAAGCATCAGATGCTTCAAATCCATACTTTTCAGTATTTTTTAATTTAAGTAATGGAGTATCTAATATATCTGCCATCATTGTTTTAGCATTTAAAGATTTAGATTTTATTACTCTAAATACTGGAGTCCAAGGCCCTTCTTCACCAAAGATTCTTAAATTAGATTTTATAAAGTTTTCACCTTCAAATCTTTCTCTAAATGTTTTTTGAGGTGCAGCTTGTTCATTAACAGCAGCTCCACCAGAGCTTGGTGTTGGTCTTTCATTAGGATTAATAAACTTACCATCTTCATAAACTTTAGTACTAACATCTTCTATTTTAGGTGTATGATAAGCTTTGTCAGCTTCAATAACTTGTTGTTGAACTTTAGGTGATACATTACCTTTAGCCATTTTATTAATAATGTAAGGTAATCCATATCCACCTGCTACTACCCAAGGCACATAATCATCTGGTCTTGTAGGATCTAAAGTTTGTTTAGCAATTTCTTCAGCAGCAAAAGCTGTTCCAAATACTTTTGCAGATTGACCAAATTTAGTAAACAATAATAAACTTGATGGATCTGTAAATGCACCAGTAACTTTACCTAAATGATACCAAGGTGAAGCATAATTATTTTGGGCGTGATTATTTATTTTAGTAAGTATAGCAGTAGTTTCTGCTGGACTTTTGCTAAACATAAACTGATCATAAAAATCCATATAGGATTGAGCTTGTGGATCTTCTTTAGGATTATAACCATCTTGTGGTTTAAAGTCTTGATTATTAACCATATAATCATATGCAATGTATGGTAAGTTTTCTTCTTTAAATCCAGATAAAAAATCTGATACTTTATACTCAACAGGTTTTAATGCTTCTTCTTTTTGTTTAGTAATATCCTGTGGTGTAATTGGATATGCTATCATTATCTAACTTTTCCTAAAGTACCACCAAATGAGTTAATACCTTTAGTATATCCTTCCATAATCATACCATCTAATAATAGTTGATTGTTTGGTGGATAGTATTTGTTAAATGCGTCACTTCCCATTTCGTGTTCAATCATAAACTTAATAATTTTCATCATTTGATTAGAATCAAAAAAGTTTATTTCAGTATCTCTAGTAAATCCAGTTTTAGATTCTAGTGCATTAATGTATGATGTAGAATCTACAGCATAAACTTTTAACATTTCACCTAATGTTGGAGTATCAGAATAATTTTTTGTAGTATTAGTTGGTGCTAAAGTTGAATTGTTAATCATAACTCTTACACCAGCTCTTATAGAATCTACAGGACTAGCAAATACTGCTGCTTGATTACCTGTGCTAACATCTACCATTTCTCCATCCCATTGAGAATCAGTTTTCATAACTGCCATATAGTTATTAGTTCTTAATGTTAATGGTAATGATGTATCTTGATATTTATCATAAACAAATTGTCTATATGTTTTTTGTATATTTTCTTGCGTATAAGAAGTTTGATACGGAGGAAATATAGCTTCTAATTCTTTATCTTTAGGTTGAATTTTTGAATTACTTACAATTCTAGCGTCATAAGATAATATATCATTAATTTCATTATTTAATTTAGCAGCTTCAGCATAATAAGGTTCAAGATCAGCATCTATACCTAATGTTTTAAATATAAATGCAAATGGTTTTACTTCTGCTGGTATATCATTAAGACCAGGTATATCTGGATAGAATTTATAATCAGATGCTTCAATACCTAATTTAATTGTTCCATAAATAACTTTTTTAGCAAAATCGTGATAAGCA